CATCGGACGGGCCTCTTCTCCGGGTCGAGGAAGTGCACGGCGAACCCGGCCGCGGCGCCGAAGATCGCGCCGAGGGACAGCACCAGGCCGAGCGGGTGGTCGACGTGGGCGCGATCGCGGCCAGCGGTGCAGATCGTGCGGAGCCCGCGGCGGCCGGCGTCGATGTTCACCAGGAAGCCGGTGACCATCAACGCGGCGGCGATCTTGTGTCGCGGCGGGAGGTTCACTCGCCCAGGCCCTTCGGGATGCCGTGCTTGGCGACGTAGCGGTCGTAGTCGAACGCCTTGACCAGCCTCGGCCGCCACGAGTGGTCGGAGAAGGCGAAGTGCATCCCGGCCAGCCCGAACGCGCCGTGGAGGTAGTCGGCGAGCTGGGAGGAGTAGCCAGCCTTGCCCTGGGACGCGCCGCCGTCGACGTAGACGCCGACCTTGGTCGTGAACGTCTTGAGGTTCGCCGGGAGCGGGAAGCAGTGGACGTGCCACGAGGACTCCGCGGACCACGAGCCGGTGTGCCTCCACCACGCCGCGGCACAGTGGTTGCGCATGAACCGCTGGAACCGACGCCACCGAGCAGTCGACGTACGCCGCGGGATGTGCCCGGACCAGTCGAAGTCGAAGCAGGCGTCGAAGTCGTGAGTGCCCGCCGATGCCGCGACCCCGGTGTTGTAGCAGGTCTGCAGGATGACGAGGTCCGCGGCGGGGAAGATCCGGGCGAACTCGGCAGTGATCCAGTCGAGCCACGCGACGGTGCGACGGCTGGCCTTGAAGGTGTGCCCGAGACGGGTGACCGTGATGATGTCGGTCTGAGCGTGGGTGCTCATGGGCGTGCTCCTGACGTGGATGCTCGGATGCTGGAGCCCGACCCACCGCCGGCATCCGGACAGCGGTGGGTCGGGGGTCGGGTTGCGTCAGGCGTCGGCGCCGTATGCGGCGTCGCGAGCCCGGCGCAGGGTGCGGATCAGCCGGTTGATCGAGGCGCGGTCAAGATCGACGATGGTCCACTCGCCGGTGGACTCCCACTGATCGGGGACCATGTGGATCTGGACCCAGCCGATCTTGTTCCAGCCGACGCTGAGGCCATGCTGGGGCTCGGGCGGCTCGCTGCTCGGCCGCGGGACTCCGGCCGCGTTGAACGTCGGCTGGTGCGCGGGCTGGGAAGGTACGACGGTTTCTCTGGGCATCACGCCCACCTCCTGAGAGGTACGCCCCATCACGGGGCAGCCGGCCGCCTTGTTGCGGTCGGTGGTTCGTAGTCGCAGCGGGTCAGTCGACGCCGTTGCGCAGGTGCTGCTCGCACCCACAGGCGCACGGCAGCCACAGGTGCGCGTGCTGGCAGGCGGGGCAGCCCGGGTCTCGGCTCACGGCGCCCGGGACGATGTCGGCGGGCAGCGGGTCGGACATGGTCAGTCACTCAGGAGCTGCTTGAACCCGTAGGCCGCGATGATCCAGGGCGTGAGGGCGAGCATGACGAGAGCGATGAGGCCGAGCACCGAGAGGCGGTCGAAGGGGCTGGAGTGCATGCGCTAAGTATTGCTCTACTGCAATACGTAGGCAAGGGTTTCGGGCGAAGAATGTATTGCACTATGCTCGGAGCGTGCCCCAGGACCCGAAGCGCCGTCAGCAGCGTCGTCCGAGTGCGGTAGCGAAGGCTTCCCCGCTCCGTGCTGCGACCTTCCGGATTCCCGAGGACGTCCTTGACGCCGCGAAGGCACGAGCGGCTGAACGGGGCGAGACTCTCAGCGCCGCAGTGGTCGACATGTTCCGCGAGTACGCCAAGTAGCGTCCGGGCTCAGTGCCTCTTGTGCGGGCGCTTGCGGTGCCCGCCGGACTTGCCGGGTTGGGGCGTGCTCGCGTGGTGATGCGCCCTGCTGCCGCCCCGGCGCACGCGCGGGTGGCGCACGACGATCCGGGGCGGCGGGATCACGGTCACGAGATGCTGGGGGATGTGGATGCCATGCACCCGCAGGTAGTTGAGGAGCGCGTCCTGACGGGCCGCGAGGGCCGCGGTGTAGTCGAGGAGCGCCTTCTGGTTCGCGGCGGCGGTGGCGCGATCGGTGGCCGCCGACCTGTCGTTCCGACTGACCGTCTTCACGAGAGCCGCGATCTGGTTGTCGCGCCGCTCGGAGGCGTTCTGTGTGGCGACGATGCCCCACGCGAGAAGGCCGACCAGGATCCCGATGACGATGATCGCGGTGGCCGACCAGACGGCCCAGGCTGCGATGCGCTTGGCCCTGAGGTTCATTTCTGCGCCAGGATCCCGATGACCGTGGTGGCGATCGCCGTGACCGAGGCGCACGCGGTGCCGCCGATCGCGATCCAGATCGTGAGGCTGCGCTCGGAACGCTTGGCGCCGGCAGCCTTGACGTCCTTGACCTGCCCGACGAGCCCGTCGAACTCGGTGCGCGTGACATAGATCGAGCCGAGCCCGTCGAGCTTGTCCCCAAGGCTGCTGAGGGTCGCCTTGACCTCTGCCTGATCCTCTTTGGCTTCGGCGCGGTTGTCGTCGAGGCGCTTGACGGTGTCGGCGCGCAACTGGTCGATGCTGCGCTTGAGCTCCCACCCGTTGGGTTCGGTGCCGGACATACTCATGGCCTCCCGGCGCTCAGATCCGGTTGCCTTGGCCGCGGGGCCAGAGCTGCCCGACCGAGGGGTGGATGTAGGGCAGGTCCGCGGAGAATGCGAGGCGATAGTTGCTGGCCGTGGGTCGGGGCACGATCTGGCTGTCGGCCGGGACCAGCACCGTGCCGTAGGCGAGGTAGTAGGTCTCGACGGCATAGGCGCTGGTGGGCCCGAGGGCGGGTGGGTCGACCGCTGGGTTGACGGTGGTGGCGTAGTTCGTCATCAGGCCGCCTTGAAGCCGTAGCAGCGGTTGGACGCAGTGTTGGACAGCACCCAGGTGGCGCTGCTGATGGTGATGGTGTCGCCGCGCGTGACGGCCGAGGCCGCGAAGATGCCGACGTCCTTGAGGAGGCCGATGGCCGGCCCGCTGCCCGCGACGCCGCCGCCGGTGGAGGACGGCCAACTGTTGATGATCTGGAGCCGGCCGCCGCGCGCGGTGTCGTAGAAGAGGGAGCTCCCGGTGTCGACGGGAACGAGGGGAGCCGAGATGCCGCCGCCTGACGATGTACCGCTCGTGGTGTCGACGAACGCCGTGGTGATGAGGGCGGTCCCGTAGCCGCCGAAGTTGCCGTTGGCGCCGACCGTCGCGACCGGCGGTCGGCGGGTGAGCGAGGCCGCGGAGGCGACGTTCGATCCGGCAGTCACGTTGGGGCTGTGCGCGGAGGCGTTGATGGAGCTCGGCGTGTTCACGGTGCAGGTGATGAGCGGGTAGGCCGCAGCGCCGATCTTGTTGGCCCAGGGCGTGTACATGTCGAACAGGCCGCAGTAGTTCAGGGTCGTGGGTGCGACCGAGGTCATCGCGATCACGCGGTCGCCGGTGATCGAGATGAAGTAGGCGTAGGCCGAGGTGGTGGTCTGGATCTGCGCGATGTTGCTGGAGATGTGGTTCCAGTTGGTCTCGAGCGCGGAGCCGGTGGCGCCGTACCGGGAGTAGGTCGTCGCGTCCGGGGTGGTGGTGTCCGAGGTGATGTTGTAGGGGCCGCGGATGCCGTTCGGGCTGGAGTAGTTCTCGAAGGCGCCGAGCCACACCGAGCCGGCGCCGGTGGTGGTGTAGGCGACGTCGAGGTACCAGTCGAGTCCCTGGGAGTTGTTCGCCGCTGCGGACTTCCAGACCTTGTGGGTGCGGGTGGAGATGACCTGGGTGTCGGCCAGGGTGAATCCGGCCGAGGTCAGTGCGGAGGCCATCGCGGTGTACAGGTCGGCGGCCGGGTTGGCCGAGGTCATCGAGTTGGCGGTGTAGGTCACAGCAGGGTCCCGATCTGGTAGAGGTCCAGCGCCCAGAGGCCGACGGCGGCGAGGACGAGGGAAGTGAGCACGAGGCGGTCCATCGCGGCTCCGATCACTCGGTGGGCTGGTAGACGAACGAGGCGGTGATGGTCTGCGTCGAGGAGTCGGGGTTGTCAATGACCCCGGTGATCGACGTCGAGGGCGTCGTCTCCATTGAGGAGCCGTCGACCAGCGGCGAGAGCAGATAGGTCCCGCTGTGCGTGGTGACGTAGTCGAGGATGCACCCCAGCCCGTCGGCGGGATCGGTGGTCACCGGGCGGCCGAGGTCAGCCGCGGCGCCGGCGGCAGTGGCGTACAGGCGCACGCGGGCGGCCTTGTCGACGGTCATCGACAGCAGCCGGAACGACAGGGCTAGGGAGAAGCTCACGGTGGCGTTGCCGAACGCGGCGATGGTCGCGGATGTGGTGGCCGAGGCAACGCGGGCCTGCGAGGACCCGCCGCCGGAAGACGCCGCTACTGCCGACTTCCCGAGCACGTCGGTCACGGTCCATGCGCCCGAGGTGTCGCGGGCGACCAGCACGGCCTCGTTGATGCCGGCGCGCACCGACTCGGTGAGCAGCGGGATGAGGGCGTGGGCGACGTCGACGACCACGACCGAGTCATCGTTGTCATCGACCACGGTGGCCTCGGTGTCGACCGCGTCGTTGCCGTCTGCATCGAGAACCCGGACCAGCCCGCCGTTCACCACGGCTGACGCGAGGCCGGCGGCGAGGGTGATCGAGCTCGCGTCGTCGTCGATCGCTGTGTAGGTCTGTGCGGTCAGGAAGGTGCCGTCGGACTTCGCGATCCGCAGCGACCCGCCCTCTTCGGCGAAGTCGGCGACGTCGTTGACGTAGATCGTGGTCGCGCCCAGGGCTGCGTCCGCCGAGAGGGTGCCGCCGCGGTACGAGGTGGCGATCGAGGTGACGTGACCCGCGAACTGGTCCGCCATCACGCCGCCTTCTTGTGCTTGCGACCCCGACCCCGCGGCTGCAACGAGACTCGCTTGACCGCCCCGAACGTGGCCGGGCCGCCGGTGCCGAGCGGAAGGGTGTACTGGTTCGCCCGGGCGAGGTAGGTGCCGATGAGCGGGTCCGTGAGCCGGACCAGGTCGTAGGGCTCGATGTCGGGCAGCGGCAGCACGTCGGCACTCACCTGCTGGGAGCCGCGCAGGACGTCGTCGCGGTGGTGCTTGGCGATCTTCGTCGCCGCGGCCGTGTTCTTGACGTGGCCGGGCTGGATGATCTCCGTGAGGTGCCGCGCCACTCCGTTGCGGCCCAGGTTCTGCGCGGACCAGTCGTGGCTGGCGGGCAGGTCGAGCTGGACCACGACCTGCTTCTTGTGGGCCTTGGGCTTCGGGCCGCGCACGATCCAGCGGTTCTTGATGTCGGGCGCCTGCCGGTCCACACGGACCGGGGAGCACAGCGAGCGGTGGTCGATGGTCAACGCCGGGGACGCTGACGGGGAGCGCATCCGGAAGTGGCCGGCGCCGTCGTAGAAGCAGCCCATCCCGACCGAGTGGACGAGACGCACGACCTGCTTCCAGATCACGTCGTCCTGGTGGACGGTCAGCTTCTCGGGGATCGTGGCCTTGATCGAGGGCAGATGGATCCGGGTCGCGTCCTCGCCGGCCCAGTTGACCAGCATGTCGGTGATGACGTCGGTGACCTTGGTCTTGGCGGCCCAGGTGTGGTTCGACTTGAAGTTGCCCATCGCGAGCCGGGCCTTGGAGTCGGCCTGGATCGACACCGTGGCGCCGTCGCGGTCGAAGTCCATGACAGGGCCGGTGAAGACCGGACACCAGATCCACTGCCCGAGCGCGGCGACGTAGCGGATGTCCTGGATCTGGACCATCCGGCGCAGGTGCGGGTAGTCGCGCGGAGAGTTCGGCTCCCACCCGATCGACATCGACGGGTCGAGCAGCGACAGGTTCGCGGTCGTGATGACGTCACTCGAGGTGTCGATGGTGACCTGACCGTCGAGGATGCCGTGATAGTCGCGGGTGACCGCGGAGTGGTCCAGGTGCATCACCTGGACGCGGACGCGGCGCTCGTGGGTCAGCAGCAGCCCGGCGCGCCACGCGAGCCAGTCGGCGTGCGAGGTCAGCCCTGCGGGGTGGAACATCAGAAGTACGTCCCGGCGCCGTAGTAGCCCGGCCCGAAGCCGGCGTCCTCGACGTCGTCGGTCTCGAAGAACCCGAACGTGATCAGGTGCGTGCGGTCGCGAGCCGGGATCATCTTCGAGTAGGGCGCGACCGACAGCCCGCGCAGGTAGACCGGGATCGACACCGTGCCCCAGATGAGCTGGACGGGCTTCGCGGGTGACTGGCGGATCTGCTCGAGGATCGCGCGGGCGTCGTCGACGTCCTGCACGATCGGGGCCGACCACACCAACCGCGAATCGATCGACAGGGTCATGGAGTCCACCGAGTAGCCGGCGACCGAGGTGACCACGTCGATGTCCTCGAACGCGTAGGGCAGGGGGTAGGAGATCCGCTTGTCGGTCTGCTTGATCGAGTCCACGTCGTCACCAGCCAGCAGCACCGTGCCCAGCGTGGAACGCAGCCAGATGCCGGTCACGCTCGGGGTGAACGTCACGCCCGTCGAGGCGGCCGACTGCTTGACGCCGACGACGGCCTTGATCTTCCACGTCGTCGCGGTGTTCGGAGTCGCAGTGGCATCGACCCACTCGAACACGCCAGGGGAGACACGGGCGGCGCTCGGGTCGATCTGGACGGGGATCTTCTCTCCGTCGCGGTAGGCCAGGAAGTAATCGGGGTCCGCGCCGGCCGTCCAGTGCAGCAGCACGTCCGGGGCGCCGGCTGCGACCTGCGAGACGACCAGCCCGGTCGGCACCGCGATGGTGCCGTCGGTGTCGACCGTCAGGGTCTCGTCGACCAGCTCGTAGGGCGCATCGCCGTAGGAGCCGACGCGGTCCGAGCGGTCCCAGCAGTAGACCTGGAGGCGGTAGGTGCCGTCCTTGCTGATCACGGCCTTGTTGCGCCAGCGGTGGGGGATCGTCTGGGCCAGGGTCGCGCCGGTGATGTCGTCGCCGGAGTCGTAGAGCACCTTGGACGCATCCGTGGCGCTGAGCAGCCGGACCCGCCACCGAGTCGTGCTCGACCCAGCCGGAGACAGGTGCGCCTGGATGGTCGGCGCCGAGTGGTAGACAAGCCCGGCAGGCGGGACGTCCATCACGACCGACGGCTTGACGTGCCGAGTCACCTGCACCCAGTCAGAGAACGCCGACGTCGCGCCCGTGCTGGTCTTGAACGCGGCGCGCCAGTACGTCGAGGACCCGTCGGCCAGCCCGGCGTACGCCGTCGTCGCGAGGTCCAGTGTCGGCGTCGTGGTGGCGACCCAGCCGGAGTCGAACGCCGGGGTGCTTGAGGCGGCCGGGTCGACCTCGACGCGGATCTGCGCGATGTCGTCGGCGTCACCGATCTGGCACACCCACTTGTTCAGCGAGACCACGCCAGCAGGCACCAGGTCGGTCGGGGTCGTCGGCAGGTCGGAGACGTCGATGGTCAGCGTCCACGAGGCATGACCGGAGTCGAAGCCGTAGAAGTCGATCTCCTGCGTGGTGCCAGCGGTGTCGAGGTAGAGCTTCCAGCCGTAGTTCGCAGCGCCCGACGAGATCGTCTGCACCAGCGACGTCACATCGATGCTGATCGTGCCCCCCGCTGCCGTGGCGGGCACGGACGTCGACGTCGGAAGGCCGACGGTCGCCGGAGCGGTGTTCCAGGTGACCTTCGAGACGCTCCACGACTGGGCTACGCGAGCCATGAGCAGCGTGGATCCCGCCGCGACCGTGGAGCGTACGGGCACGGTGAGGGTGGCGGACAGGATCACTACTCCGAGCGGGATGCTCGGCATCTGCAGCAGCGTGGCCTTCTCGACCGTGCTCGGATTCGACCGGACCGCGGGGTAGGCGGCAGAGGCGTAGTTCGACGCTCCGTTGAGCCCGTTGAGATAGGTGTCGACCCCGCTGGTGATGACCGTGGCGGTCATGGCCTACCTCCCCATCCGGTCATCAAAGGCGCTCTGCTGGTCGATCTCGTCGCGGGACACGGCCCTGGAGACGTCGTGTGCGACCTGATGGATCTGCGCCTTGGCTCTGCTGAGATCCATCTCGCCAGTGACCTCGACGCGGATCAGGTGGGTCACGGTGCTCGAGCCGCCGCCGTAGTGCCGCCCGACGGTGCCGCCGTCAGCAGCCCGGTTGGCGTTGATCGCCTTGAGGAGCGAGCGGTGACGGTCGGCCTGCCCGTGGCGGTTGGAGATGACCTCCTCGCCCGGCGCGAGCATGTAGAGGTAGCGGTCGGCGTACGGCCGGCCGTCCTTCGGGACCGTGCTGCCATCCGCCGAACCGTTGGCGTTGAGCGCGGCGCTGGCAGGGTTGAGAACCCCGCCATGAGTGCCAGGAGAGCCTCCCGGCGTGAACGTCCGGACCCACACGTTGACGGTCTTGTCGTGGAGCTGCGCCAGCTTCGTGAGCGTGGCGTCGAGCCCCTGCGTGTGGGCAAGGATGTTGATGACCGGGTTGATGTGGGTCGGGATCCCAAGGAGCTGCCGTGCGAGCGCCTGCGCCTGCCGAGTTGGTACGCCCATCGCCTCGGCCGTCTTGATGAACGCGTCCCTCGCCTGGACCTGCTTGAGCAGGTTGCTGCGCACGCTCGCGCTCTGGTTGTCCCATGCGTCGCGGAGCTGGGACAGTGCCGCTCGGTTAGCCAGTGCGGCGTCGCTGTTGCCCTTGATGCCGGCGCTGTTGCTGTCGGCCTGCTTGTGCGCCAACTTGAGCGCCTGTCGCCAGTTGGTCTCCGCGTCGAACGCGGCGGCCAGCGACTCGGCGTTCTGTCGGATCGCCCTGTTGTACTTGTGCAGGATCTCTGTGTTCGACCGAGCCGCCCCACCCTCGCTCGACAGTACACGCGCGAGATTCATGCTCGCGCCGGCGGCACGCGACTGCTGCTTCTCAAGCGCGGCGATCGACGCGGTCAGTTGGTCCTCGGCCGCCTTGATCGAAGGGTCGGAGGCGAACGCGCCACCCGCCTTGCCCTTGACCGCCTGCAAGGCAGCCAACTGCTGCTTCATCGCGTCGAGGTCGCCCGAGCCCGCGGTGCTCTTGAAGCCGCGCAGGCCCTCCAGAGAGTCGCCGTAGGTCTTGCCGAGCCCTACCAGTGCGCCGATGGCGGTGCCGATGCCCGGGACGATGGAGCCGACTCCAGCGTAGGTCAGCGTGTCCGAGAGGCCGTTCCGCTTCGCGAAGTCGGTCTGCCCGGCGAGCAATCCTGCTGCCGGGCCGTAGGTGCGGAGGGCTGAACCGAACCGCCCGCGCGCCCCGACGGCACTGCCGCCGCCCGCTACTGCCTGCTCCTCGATGATCGCCGCCTCGGCCTTGCCCGCGCCCGCCGCGGCCCGAGAGCCCATCGTCAGGAAGGACAGCCCCAAGCCGCTGATCGCCGTGGACGCCAGGCGCGCTACGGAGGCGATCTGGATCAGGGCAAGGATCGGCGTCCCGAGCGGTGAGTCCGCGAGCTTGGCGAGGATGTCGGCGAGCTCGGTGATGAGGCGCAACGTCGGGCCGCCGAGCGGGGCGGCGGCCTGGACGATCTGCACGACGGCCTCGGCGATCGCGGAGACGGCCTGCGCAACCTGCGGGCCAGTCTGGTGCAGGTAGTCGAGGAAGTCGTGGAAGCCCTGTGTCTTGGACAAGCCGGTGGCCCAGGTGTCGAAGGAGTGGGCCGACCGGACCAGCCAGTCGTTGAACGAGTGGTTGAGCGGCGCGAAGGCCATCCATAACTGAGCAAGCCCGTGCGCGACTGAGCCGATCACGTGGCCCAGTGCGGCCAGTGCGCGCGGCGCCTCGCGGTCGACGAACTGGAAGAACGAGGCCCACTCGGGGCCGGCCAGTGCCTTTGCGCCCTGCGCTGCGAGCCTGCCGCCCATCTCCCCGACGTCGTGGAAGATCTTGCCCACGACCGGCGCCAGGGGGATCAGGTTGTGCAGGGCCTGCGCCAGCCCGGGGAACCAGCCAGAGGCAGCCGATGCCTGGAGGTGCTTCAAGATTGGGCCCATGTCGTGCAGCTCGTTGACGAACTGACGTGCGGCCGGGGTCAGCTTGTCCATTGCGAGCTTGGCCGCCGCGAGGTTGGCTGCGGTCGGGTCGAGCGCCGCCTTGTTCACCGTCTGCAGGGTCGAGCCGACCCCGTGGAACGCCAGGACCAGAGAGCCGAGGGCGATCGTCGCCGCGCCAGCGTCGTTGGCGATGCCAGCGATCCCGCCGATCCCGACAGCGCCGAGTGGGATCGCAGCGGGAGCAACCGAACCGATCGCGGCAGCCAGAATGCCGAGCCGCCCCGAGTAGGTGTCGATATCCTTCGCGCCGCGGCGAGTCTTGGTTGCAGTTCCATCGATCGACCTGCCGAGACCTTCAAGTCCCTGTTCGGCATCGACTGCCGCCTTGGCTTGGTCTCGCAGCGTCGAACGGAGGCGCCGGGCCTTCTCGTCCGCGATCGCCTGCTCGAGCCCGTACTGCTTGACCTGCCTCGTCGTCCGTTCGGTGCTCTTGCCGACGCCGTCAATGTCGCGGCCCAGGTTGCCCTGCGAGCGAGAGGTCTGAACGGAGGTGCCCGACAGATCCTTGAGGCTGCGCTTGAGCACTTCGACCGCCGCGGCATCCTCGAGCACCTTCTGGGCGAAGTTGCCCTCGACGTCGAGGCGAACGGACTCTCGGCGAACAGCCACGCGAGCCTCCTGACGGGTTTACGGTGGACGGCATGACAGAGATGTCGGAGCGCCAGCGGCGAGCGTTTGAGCAGTGGGAAGCCGAGCAGGCTGCGTTGAAGCGCACCTCTTCGCCGACACGGCCCGGCCGCGCTGCTCCCGGGTGGTATCCGCGGCCCGACATGTCGGGCACCCAGGGGTATTGGGACGGCGCGAAGTGGACAGGCGAGGTTGTGCCGATGGCGCCCTCGACAGGCGCGACGACTCAGGCCGTCAGCAGCCGCGTGGAGACCATCGGATGGATCACCGCCATCCTGATGCCGATCGTCGGCTTCATCATCGGGATCGTCATGCTCGGCAAGGGGCAGGGCCGAGGCGTCGGGATGATCGTGCTGGCGCTCGTCGCGTTCTACGTCTTCTACCAGTCGATCCTGAACTCCTCAGGAAGCGGCTACTAGTCGGCCGGCGGGACGGGTGATGCGTCCACCTTGGTGGTGAACTCGTCCCACGGGTTGATGTCCTCGGCCGCGGACCCGATGGTCACGCCGTCGTTGTGGTGGAACGGGTGGGCCTTGCTGCGGGTCTTGGACCAGCTCGTGAACGACCCGTCATGGAACGGGCGGTCCTTGTGCAGGTCGTCGTAGAGCGCCTGGGCGGCGGCACGGGCGGCGGTGGCGTAGCAGACGCGCCGGAATCCGTACCAGTCGCGCTCATGGTCGGCGCACTCCTCGACGGGGTTGCCACAGTCGGGGCAGGTCTCGCGCTTCTTGCGCCATCGGGCCAGCCGCAACGAACGCTCGGTGGCCGGGAGCCGGTCGAACTGACGCAGGGTCAGGCCAAGGGACTCCGATACCTCTAGGTCGCGCTCGACGTCGGCGCGATCGAGAAGCGCGTTGCTTTTGGGTCCAGCACACCGCCGACGTTGACCTGGTAGGCCGCGACCCAGAGCGTCTCGAACTGGCCGGAGCTGAGCCGCTTCACCTGCCGGGGGACGTTCTCGGTCGGCTCGACGATCGTGCGGATCTCGGGATCCTCGGGGTCGACGTAGAGCAGCAGCGCCTTGCCGAACGTCTCGGTGTTGACGCCGAGCGCCTCGTCCTCGGGGTGCGTGACCTGCTTCGGCTGCTCGCCCTCGACCGGGTCGGCGTCGACCTTGCGTGGCGGGTGAGCCTTGAGCAGCTCGCGGAACTCCTCGTGGCCGATACTCTCGACCGTCCATGCGTTGGCGCGCTCGGCGGCGGCGTCGAGGCCGGCGTCGTAGGCGTCCTTCGCGGCCCGGACCGCAGCGTCTTCGTCCTCGGTCGTGTCACCGAGACGTCGTGTCGCCGCTGCCTTGGCCTCGGCTGCGGCCTCCTCGGCGATCGCGACGTTGAGCCGCAGGTCGGCCAGCGTCTCGAGGTCGCCGTCGGCGTAGATCGTGATCGTGTGACGCATGGTTCCTTCTCTCGACAGGGCTCGACAGGAAAGGTGAAGCCGGACCCGGGCGGGCGGGCTGTCGAGACCCCTGCCCGCCCGGGCGCTTGTGCGCGATCAGGCGACGATGGCTACGTTGCCGCCAGCAAGCGGCGCGCCCGTGATCGCGATCGTCACCATGGCCGCACCTTCCGCGGCCTCCCCGTCGCCGTCCTTGCCGGGAAGGGACGGCCCCGCCTCGGCGGGAACCGCGAAGACGAACTGGCCGGCAGTCGGTGCGGTGTTGATCGGGACGTTGTCGCGACGAACGAGGAACCCGGTGACTGTTCCGGTGACGTTCTTGATCAGCTCCCAGAACTTCTTCGGGTCCGATCCTGCGATGGCCTGCGGGTCGAAGCTGTACTTCGCCTCGCCGCCCTGCATGGTCGTCCTCCCCACGAACTGAGAGACGACGGTGTCGCCGTAGCGCGGAGCCTGCTCGACCAGGTTCGTGCTCTGGGTGATGGGCGGCTCGCCGTCGGCAAACAGGATGTTCGTGATGTCGAGGCCGGCCGTCATCTCGGCCACGGTCGGCCCGGTGCCTGCCGAGTAGCCGCTGAGCGCGGGCAGCCAGTAGTAGTTGCTCCGGCCGTAGAGCTTGGCCGGAGCAGGCTTGATGGGTGCGGTCATGTCACTTCTCCTTGGTGTCGGCCTGCTGGCCTGATGCGGTCGCCTCGACAGGGGACTCGTGGGCAGCGGCAGGCGCTGCGTACTTGATGGGAAGCGGATCGCCCGCGGGGCTGCTGGCAGCCTCGTCGAGGACTGCGAAGTCGCCGTGCGGCAACGCGATCGCGTTGATGGTCATCTCGTGGCCGGTGTTGTTCTCGCGGACACGGAGGCGACCGAACTCGTCGGCCTGGGGCTGCTTGGAGGGCATGCCAGTGACTCCCTTGCGGGTAGGTGATGCGGGACGGGAGGGTCAGAAGGTCCAGTCGTCGACGCCGGTGAAGCCCAGCGAGTCGCGATGGATCGGCTCGGACTCGACCTCGAAGTCGAACGGGCCGAGATCGGGTTCGATGATCTGCGACTCAAGCGCAGCGGTGACGCGACGCTGCAGCTCACGCACGTTGTCGACCGAGTCGTGGCAGTAGCGGGTTCCGAGCCGGTAGCCCGGCAGTGTGACCTCGCCGGAGTAGCGACGAGACTCGGTGAAGCGGCGGGAGATGTCGATGACGACGTACGCCTTCGGCACGCTCCCGGGCGTCTCGCCGTACTGGTCGCCGGGAATCTCGTCGTAGTCGTAGACCGGAGGCGGGGAGGCCATGTCGGCGAACGCGGCCACCAGTGCGGCCTTGACCGCGACCGCCATCTGCTGCGGCGTTAGGACGACGGTCACCAGAACCAGCCGTCCATCGAGCGGCGGATCTCTTGTGCCACTAGGCCGATCGCTGAGGGTGACGACTTCGCCAGGTCGCGGTGCGGAGGCTGGTTGCGCGAGCCTTCCTCGAACTCCATGCCGCCCTGAGGCATGCCGGAGACAGGGCCGTACTCGACGGACGCCCCGATGCCGCCGAACAGCGACGGCACGACGGGGTCGACGCGGAACGACTTCGGGTAATGCACGCCATGACGCCGGGCTGTCGCGACCGCAGAGTCCTTGGCGAGCTGGTTACCGGCCTTGCCGCCCTCACGGAGTGCGGCGCGGACATCCTTGGCAGCCTTCTGCGGCAGCCGCTCGAGGTCACGCTGCAGGTCGCCCAGGGTGTCGGTGACGACGATCCGCATGGTCACCATCCCCTCGGGCGTTCGGTGGCCTCGACAGGCACGCGGCGAGTGGTCTTGTCGTCGGCCCAGTCGGACTCGACGATGCGCAGGATCGCGCCGGCGTTCTCTCCAGAGGTGACCTCGATGACATCGCCGTCAGCGAGATCCAGCGCCACGCCGGCATCGTCGAACGGACGCAGGGCGACGATGTGCCGGGCGTGGTTGACCTCAACGCCCTGCTGAGCGCGCCCCGTGGTGCGTGGCGCTGCTCCTGCGCGGCTGGTGGACACGTCGCGGAGCCGCATCGGGTGATCGGTGTAGGTGACGGTCCAGCCGTCGACCTCGATGCCGTCAGGGCCTGTGACCCGAGTGCCTGTATGCCGGCGGATCGTGCCGGTTGAGGGCAGGATTGCCTCCGCTGCACGACGTCCGCGAGCCAGGACGGACTCGACGCTCACAGCCAGCGGCTCTCGTAGTCGCTGAGCATGTCGACCGAGAAGGCGCGGCCGGGCGTGTCGGCGAGTCCGAGCAGTGCGGCGAGATCGTCGTCGTCGATGAACAGGTCTCCCGACGCGGCGCGGTCGCTGCGCTGGTACGAGTAGTCGTCGATCTGCTCCTGGGTCAGCCCGTCGGGGTTCTTGAGGACCCGCATGACGGCGTTGGCGAGGATGCGGACGACCTCGGGGGAGAGGTCGGGGTCCGCGGCCATGGCGTCGTCGAGCGAGGTGCCGGCTGCGGCCTTGTAGTCGCGACTCAGCATCCGCCACGCGTCCTCGAGGAGCGTGGTGGCAACGGTGGTTTCGGGAGCCGTGAGGGGGCGCCAGCGGGCCTCGACGTCGGCAGGTGTGGCCGGGTTGGTCATGACGCCCCCTCTCGGTTACTTCTTGGACGACGGCTTGGCCGTCGCCTTGGTCTGCTCGACCGGCGTCAGGTCACCGCTGGCGACCATCCGGTTGAACGTCGCCTCGTCCATGTCGCGGCCGATGTCGACCGGGACCTCGAGCCCCGATCGGTTGGTCACGATGCGACGACCGTCAGCCATCAGGAGACGGTGACGTCAGCCGAGGCGAGCGCGGTGTCGCGCACGACCTTGGCGCCGTACAGGTGCAGGCCCTTGAGCGCGTCGGCGAAGCGGGCCGGCGGGCGGAACGCCTCGACCTTGCTGATCTGCTCGGCGTACGACGTCGCGATGGACGAGCCGGCGAGGATCATCTTGCCGGTCGACGCACCCGCTGGGGCGTTGTTCGACACGAAGATGTCGAAGCCCGCGGCGCCACCCACCTGGCCGTTGTGCAGCGCGTTGCCGCCCGACTCGTTGAGCTTGATGAAGCGGCCGTCGAGACGGAGCTTGGCGTAGAACGCCGGGGTCACGACCACGAAGCGGCCGTCGGTCGGCACGTTGGCCTCGTCGAGCTTCTGAGCGAGCGGAACGATGACCTTGTCGTACGCGTCGGTCGGGGTCGTCGAGACGGCGACCGCACCGAGCGCGTTGGACGCGTTGGTCCCGGCCTTCATCAGGCCGGCGACGTACTGGTCCGCGACGTCGCGCAGGCCGAACGCGGCACGCTGGGCAGCCTCGGACATGAGAGCGCCGCCATCGCGGGCCTGCCGCATGTCGATGTCGTCGATCTCGAAGGAGAAGTACTTCGCCTGGTCGACGAGCAGGAGCTGCTCGGAGTCCGTCAGCACCTGCGTGGTGATGTCGGTGTCCTTGGTGTAGGTGCCGATCGTCGGGTCGGCGACGGACACGATGTGGACCGTGTCGCCGAACTGAGCGATGTCGCCCTCGTAGTTGCGGTTCACGCACGGCGCACCGGCGTACACGAGGGACTTCTGGAGGATGGAGAGCAGCGTCGCGCTCCACACCTCGGGCTGGAACTTGGTGATCGCCATGACTGGCTACCTCCGCTTTCTGTGTTGGCTTGAGGGGTCAGCCGAGGAGCGAGGACAGGCGGCCCTCTTGGCGCGCCTGCTCGATCTCGGCGTACTTCTTGTCGGCGTAGAGCCGCTTCACGTCCGCCTCGGTGAGTTGCTGCACACCGGAGGGGCCGGCGGCGCTCGCACCCTGTGCAGGGTTGGGCGCCGGCGGCTGAGGGACGGACGGTGCGGCGCCAAGCCGCGGGTTGGCCTCGACTGCAGCGGCGATGGCTGCGGTGATCGCGGCCCCGTCGTTCGGGTCGATGGCGTCGAGCGACTTCAAGAAGCTCGCGGAGTCCAGCAGGGCGGCCGGATCGGCGCCTGCAGTGTTGGCGTTGCGGAACACGGCAAGCTCGACTTGCGCGCGCTTCGCTTCGGCTTGGGCGGCGGTCAGGCTCTCGGTGAGCTTGGCCGGGTCGATCGGCTCGTCCTCGACGATGCCGAGGGCCTTACCGAGCGTCTGGGCGAGTTCCTTGCGTGCTTCCTCGGCGGCCTGCGCCTTGGCGTTGGTCCTCGCTGCGCCGTTCTCTCGACGCAGGCGCTCGATCTCGGCCTGAGCGGCCTTCGGGTCATCCCACACGTTCGCCTTGGGCTCGGCGGGGACAGGGTCGGGAGTCGTCGCTGCAGCAGGCGGCTCCGTGGTGGTGGTCGGCTGAGCCGGGGGCGTGGTGACCTCGGTGGGCTCGGTCGGGGTTGTCGACATGCTGGCCCTCCTGGGGCATTGAGTGGTCCCGCGCCAGGCGGGCGATCAGGCAGCGCCGGCGCGCATCGCGTCGTCGAGGCCCTGGAGCAGCGCAGCCGCAGGTGGCTGCGCGGGGGCGGCACGAAGGGGTGCTGCCGGGGCAATCGGCGACGGAGAGCCGCCGTTGCCGCTCCGCTGGGCGTTGAGTGCCCGGCGGAAAGCGTTGAGGTGCGTGTCGTCGCGGCGAGCCGGGTCGAGGCTCGTGTCCTTGTAGAGCTGGCGAGCGCCCTCGAGCCATGCGGGCAACTTCTCGACGGGCGAGAACACTGGCTCGACGACGCAGTGGCAGTGGTTGTGGAACTTCGCCGTGCCCTCGCCGATGAAGTCGCGGACGAAGGACTTGCCCTCCGCGAGCGCGCGGGACTTGTAGACCCCGAAGTGCTCGGGACCGCCGTACTTGATGCCGCGCTTGTTGTCGTGGCTGCTGGTCGAGAGGTCGGCGGCGAGGCCCTCGCGGTGCGTTGAGCGGGTCGCCATGAGGATGCAGAACGCGCAGGCGTCGGGCCGGGGCACGCGTCGGAAGCCGATCGCCATCTCGTCGCCTGCGACCGCGGATGCAGTCTGCTCGCGGGCGGCGTCGGCGAGGATCTTCTGGTTCGCAGCCTCGACGCGGCGCTGGACGGCGGCCTGGAAGTCAGCCGGAGTGCTCGCGTTCGACGCGCGGAGCCCGTAGTCGACCGATGCGTCGATCAGAGAGGCGGGCGGAGCGGGGATCGGCTGGATGCGGATCGGTGCCGTGATGCCCGCGTCCTTGCGGATCTGCTGGTAGTAGTCGCGGGCGATCGACGCGGCCACCTGGGCGAGCTGGTCAATCACCGCATGGATGCCGGCCCGATAGGCGCTCGACGTCGGGTCCGGGGCAGCCTGTGCCACATTGTCGAGCGCGGCCGTCATCGTCGCGGTCAGCGCCACCTGGGCGAGGTACTGCTGCTGGGTGGCAGCAGCCTCAGCCGCCGACGCCACCGGACTGCTTCGGGAGGAACGCGGCGGCCAGGGCCTGCTTCATCTGGCGAGCGTCGTCGGCGCTGCGGTCCTGCGACATGCGCCGGCGCATCGCGGAGTCATAGCCGAGGCGCTTGAGAACGACGTCGGACGTGGCCGGGACGGCGCCTGAGGCGATCTGCTTGGTGATGCCGTCCGAGGTTGGCGACTCGACGGTAATTGGCGCCCAGTCGACGGCCATGCGCGCGAACTCCTCGGGCAGCGTGCCGTTGTTCTCGAACCGGAGAGCCATCTGCGCGACCTTGATCAGCGACGTACCGAACTGTCGCTGCTGCATCTGCGCGCGACGGTCACGGCGACCTTCCGCGACGGTGCCGGCCTCAGCCGATGCCGGGTTGCCCTGCGTGTACAGGCCGAGATCCTGCGGCGGTGCGGCCACATTGGAGCCCATGTTGGAGGCGCACCAGTCGAGGATCTTCGTGAACGTCGCCGGGTCGTAGACCGTCTTCTGGTGGATCTCGGGCAGGTCGCCGTTCTCGTCACGCTCGATCGCCAGGACGCTGGTCATGTACGTCTCGAGCGCCGTTTTCGGGGTGCCGTCGGACTTCTGGAACGCCGACTCTGTGACGCCGAGGAGGATCATTTGCGGCACCGAGTAGATCTCGCGCGAGACCTCTAGGCCGAGCAGCGTCCGGCAGGCGGTGTCCGTGATCGAGCGGATGGCCGGCGTGATCGCGGAGCGTCCATCGCGGTTGTTCGTCGTCGCGAGGTTCGCCATGCGGATGACCGGCACGAAGTCGAAGCCGTGTTCGTCGCGGTCGAAGACCTCCCACTGGCCCTGGTCGTTCTCGGCCAGGTGGACGGTCTTCTTCGGCATCACCAGAGCGCCACGGCGCCGGTTGTCCGCGTCCCAGTACTCCTGAATCGCAGCCCGCGGCGAGGTGCCGCGGAGATCCCACAGCACGCTCATGTTCAGCGGCGACTCGACAGTGATGACCGGCGGCCCGCCCTTCTCGGGGTTGGAGCCGACCATCCAGTACGAACGGCGCATCGACAGGGCGTCGGTGAACGCCAGTGACTGCTCGGAGGCGAACGCGTTGGCATCGAGTAGCTCGCCGATTCGCTGGTCGGAGTCGGTGCCATCGCCAACGATGAACCCGTCCGCGAACAGGCGCTCAACGTACGGGTCGACGGCCAGAGACGGCCAACCGAGCACCGTGCGAAGGAACTCCAGCTCCTTCGGGATCGCGATCCGCAGGTTCTGCACGATGTACTCGCCGAGGTAGTACGCCTGCTCAAGCAGCATCGCGCCGCGGTCGCGGTCGACCCTGGAACGCAGGAGCCCCAGCGTGCGGGCCTCGTCCTCGGTCACGCCAAGCAGCGGGAGAGTCGGGGTAACGGCGGTCGAGATCGAGGGGCCAGAAGGGTACGGCGAGAACTGTGCCTGCGACATCGCGGCCTTGCCTCCCCTCCGGGGGTTAGTCGAGAGCGATCACGCGGCCACGGCCGCCGGTCTTCTGGTTGAGGCGGACGATCCGCCAGAGCATCCGAGCGCCCACGAAGCAGACGGCCAGGTCGATCTTTCGAGTCGAGGAGCGGTTCTCCTTGCCGAGCGTGATGCCGAAACGGCCCTCGCGCCGGCGGGCGTTCTTCATGTGCTTGCGCAGCGGCGTCGAGTCTCGGTACGGCGCCTCGCCGGCCTTGAGGTCGTCGGCCGCCTGGGTCACCGCGGGCTGGAAGAGCTGTTGCGCGGCCGACCCGGACATGTCGAAGGCGACCGCGTGCGCCTTCGTGCCCGACTTGATCGGCCAGTAGCGCTTGTCGAGGCGCGAGGAGTAGCGGCGGTGCCACTCGTCGACCAGCGGCCACCAGTAGCGGTCGTCCTCGACGGCGTCGTCGGCCTTCGCGTGCGACGGGTCGAAGTAGAAGGCCACGGGCTTGTAGGTGTCGAACGCCTTCGCGACCGCAGCGTCGAGATCCTCGCGGCGCACGAGCTCGCCAGCCTTGGGGTGCTGGTGGTGGAGAACCTGGGCGAATCCGTCAGTGAGTCGAACCGCGATCAGGCCGGTGTCGTCATCGGACTTGGAGCCGTCGCCGAACAGGACGACACGATCACCGGGCTCGAGTTGCTCGCCCTGCCGTCGGTTCGCCTTGAGGTCGACCCATGCGGGCTGAGCCCAGGCGTCCTCGGTACCGACGACCTGGTTGTACCACTTGCGCCGCGACTCGCTGGGGGAGTTGTCGGGGTTGAGGATCGACTCCATGATCGTGCCCTTGGGGCGCGTGTCGAGCCACTTCGCGTCGCCGGCGATGCACCGGATGACCTCCGGCGCCGCCTCCTTGGTCAAGGGAGCCTCGGGCGGGGCTTCGAGCGAGTCCCAGAGCACGCCGTACTTGATGAACGGGTGCGGGTCGCTCGAGGAGTCCCAGCCCTCGTGAGCGCGCTCGGCGATGCTGTCGCGGCCCGGGCGCCAGGCGTTGAAGATGTCGAGGACGCGAGCAGGGGATCCGACCTCGGCCTTGGCAGCGTTGCCGTCCATCGCGCCGTTGAGGTCGTGGCCGCCGTTGGTCTTCAACCAGTTCTGCGTCTCAGCGCGGATGATCTGGTGAGGCCGACCGCCCTCGTTCGAGTCGGCCGCAGTCGAGATGCCCTCGATCTGGCGACTGTCGCCGTCCGACCAGACCGTCAGCTTCCCGATCTGGATGCCGTACTCGTTGCGCGTGGTGCGCGGGACGAGGCTCGGGAACAGCTTGAACGTGTTCTTCGTCTGGTCCTGCGAGACGGCCGCGATCTGCGTCCACGCCTCCGGGTCGTCGCGGCCAATGGGCCGGTCGCCCTCGAAGCGGTCGAACATGATCGGCGCGTGGAGGCTGCCGATCGCGATGCCGGCGGCAGTCGGGTCCTTGCCCCAGCCCTTGAGTCGCTGCAGTCGGGCCGAGCGGCACAGGAAGTCGCCGTCGGAGTCGACCGCGTAGTACCAGAGCAGGAATCGGGCCTGCTCCGGCGTCCACCACCAGTGCCGGCCGCCCTTGCCGCGGAGGAAGAAGGTCGACCAGGACAGGAAGCCCCAGCCGAGAGACGCCTCGGGCAGCAGCCAGCCGTCGTCGTACTGCCACGTCGGGCCGACCTTGACTGGCTCCCAGGTCAGGTTCGCCGGCGGGACGGTGCGCTCTAGGAGATCGCGGTACTCCTGCTGGATGTACGGATCTTCGTCGGCCCACTCAGCCCGAAGCGACCTGCGAGAGCCACTGCTACGCGCCATCGCCGTTCATGCGCACGCCCACCAGCGACACCGGCTCGTCACGCGCTTGGCGGCCGCAGCCACGTCAGGATCGACCAGCGCGAGCAGGATGTTGTCAACCTCGCTGTGGGCGCCCTCGGGGTCATCGCCGGCGATCTGGTCGAGTTGGCGGACGGCCTCGGCCGGGGTCATGCGCCATGCTTCCAGCGCGAGTCGGCCGCGGCCCGGGCCGGGTTGGTCTCCGCTGCACCGTCGGACTCGTCGGGCAGCTTGAGTTGGGCGAAGAGGCGGGCGAGGGCGGCCTGCTGGGTCCGGCGCTCGCCGATCAGCGGGTGGATCACGTCCTGGCCCATCGAACCGCGGGTCATGAACGGCTTCCCGAGGTTGGCCCACTCGGTGTCGAGGGTGGCGATCATGTCCGTCGTCTTGCAGGCCGCCTCGAGGACGGCGAGCTCGTCGACGCGCAGGTCGTACTTGCTCACGACGTCGCGCCAGAGCTTCGCGCCGGCCGTTTCGAGCGACTTCGGGGGCTGCGGCTTGGACATGTCGCCCTCCTGGGGCAGTGGTGACGCCGCGCCTGGCGGCCGAAAAAACGGGATCGAGCAACGCACGCATCCGGAGCGGCT